AGAAGATACCTAGTGTACCATCAGGTCTAGTTAAGCCTACCATTGTAGCAGGTATAAATGCTCTAGGTAGAGGACAAGATAGAGAATCCCTTATACAATTTATAACTACCATAGCACAGACTATGGGGCCACAGGCTTTACAACAATTTGTAAATGCTGATGAGGCTATCAAACGTCTTGCTGCTGCACAAGGTATTGACATACTCAACCTTGTTAAATCAATGGACGAAAGAAATGCAGAGCAACAACAAGCTATGCAAGCACAGCAGATGCAATCACTTACAGACCAAGCTGGTCAGCTCGCTGGTACTCCTCTAATGGATCCCGCTAAGAATCCAGAATTAGTTGAGTCCTTATCAGCAGCAGCAACACAACAACCACCACAATAACTATGGCAGAAACAATCCGCTACGACACTTCCGATGATCCTGTAGCAGCACAAGCAATCGCAGAAAAAGAGGCTGAGTCTCTTAAAGTCGGTGAAGATCTTATGGCAAAGCAGAACAAAATGCTTGCTGGTAAGTATAAAAGTGTCGAAGATTTAGAAGCAGCTTACAATGAACTGCAAAAGAAACTAGGTGACAAACCTACAGAAACAGCTGAGGATACAGCAGAACCAGCTACAGAATATCAGTTCTATACTGATGATGGGTCTGTTAATTATGATACAGCTAATGAAGTGTATGGTGAGAAACTAGGTAATACATTTAAAGAAAATGGTATTGACCCATTTGAAATGAATGAGTACTTTGATAAAAACAACGGTACTTTATCTGATGAGATGATTGAAAAACTTGGTGAAGCTGGTTTAAGTAAACCAATGGTTGAGGCATACTTGAAGGGATTACGTGGTGAACTAGGATACCCACAAGAAAATGCAGAACCAATATTATCCGAATCTGAAGTTGATGAAGTAAAAGCTATAGCTGGTGGTTCAGAGGGTTATGATGCCCTAATGGATTGGGCTGGTGAAAACTTATCAAAAGAAGATGCTAAGAACTATGATGATGTTCTAGCTACAGCCAACAAGTCAGCTATAAAATTTGCAGTCAAAGCACTTATGGGACAATACGAAGATTCACAGGGAAGAGACTCCCGCATAGTCACTGGTAAAGAGTCATCTACTGAAAACTACAGAAGTATGGCAGAGGTTGTCAGAGACATGAACAAACCAGAATATCAAACTGACGAAGCGTTCAGAGATGATGTTTTAAGAAAACTATCCGCATCAAACTTAAAAGTATAGGAGACACACAATGCCTGGACATTACGGAAAAGGAATGAAAAAGAATGGCACAAAGAAAAAAGCCATGAACAAAGGTATGTCAAAATTACCAAAAGCAGTACAAAAGAAAATACTCGGTAAGAAAAAATAATGGCTCGTAAAAAAAGCGTAAGTCTGTCTTTAGGTCGAGGTGAGAAATCCCGCAAGGGTGGGCTTACTGCTAAGGGCAGAGCTAAATATAATCGAGCAACTGGTTCTAATCTCAAGGCTCCACAGCCTGGGGGTGGTGCTCGTAAGCGTTCCTTCTGTGCTCGCATGAAAGGAAACAAAGGGCCAATGAAAGATAAAAAGGGTAGACCCACAAGGAAAGCTCTAGCTTTACGTAGGTGGAAATGCTAATGGAAAACGGAAAGAAAAAAAAGAAAAAACCTTTTTTAAAAAAATTAGGCGACAAACAATTTAAGTTACCTATACCTTTTACTGGTGGTCATATTAAATCTAGAGGACAAAGAGAAAAAGAAATTCAAGACGCATTTAATGGTAATTTCTAATGGCACTGATACAGAACGAGGACGGACAGTCCGCAAAAGAAAAGGCAATAAAATTGCTATAGATATAACCCCAAGAAATCTTAAGAACCTACAAAATCGTTTCAAAGATGACCCCTTTACTGGTGGTTCTAACCTAGATAAAGCTATCGAGGAACAGAGAAGGCTTAAGCAAATGATGAAAAACAAAAAGGGTAAAGCATAATGGCACACAAAAAAGGATCTAAGTGTGGCTGTAAACACGGGGGCAAAAAGAAGTAATGGCTAAACTATGTGCTCGTGGAAAAGCTGCAGCAAAAAGAAAGTTCAAGGTATACCCTTCAGCATATGCTAATGCGTATGGTGTAAAGGTATGTAAAGGACAAGTAAAATCTGGCGGTAAAAGAAAGACTGCTAAAGGATATACTAGAGGAAAGAGATGAGTTTAAAAAGATGGTTTAAAGAGAAGTGGGTGGACGTAAAAACTGGTAAGCCATGTGGCAGACAGAAAGGCGAAAAGCGTAAAGGCTACCCCGCTTGTCGTCCATCTCGCAGAGTCTCATCCAAAACACCTAAGACTACGAAAGAGATGTCTGGAGGTGAAAAAGCAAGATTTAGAAAATCTAAAACAAGTTCTAAAAGAATTAATTACAACCACAAACGAAGAAAACGATGACACACCACAACCATGAAAACGATAGATGGCATGTTGCAGAAGAGCTTAATGGTCGCCTTGCCATGCTTGGCTTTATTGCTCTTATTGGTGCTTACGCCACAACAGGTCAAATCATCCCAGGAGTTCTCTAGTCCTTATGACTGGAAGATGACATGTGATGATTTCATAATGTCAAAATATTCTGTGCTGCAAGACCCACATCTTGATGCACAGGCAAAGTACAAAATCATATCTTATCTTGAACAGAAAGTTGTTGGTGAATGTACTAAACCTTTATCTTAAATTATCAAATGAATGATAGAGCAATTTGGTTCGGTATAATCGGTCTAGCTCTTGTAATGGGGGCTTTAGAAATAAGTCACATTCAAACGCATATGTCTGAGAAACGACCACATTATCACATACATAAAGTAGCTCGTTAAGCGACATGGGAGGTGCAATGCCTCCCTCTACATTTGGTATTAGCCCTCTACGGAGGACACCTAATGCCGTCATGACGGTGGGATAGACCACAAATCTCAATGAGTCCAATTAAGACTCCTATAATTCTAGATCTAGAGACGATACATATAACCTTACAAAATAATGGCACAACAGTCAAGTTCAAACCCTACTAATCAAACCTTTCTGGGTAGGATTGGTAATGCTTCTACACAGAACGCAACAAACAACAGAGACCTCTATTTAAAGTTGTTCTCAGGTGAGATGTTTACTGGCTTCCAAAGAGAGACAATCGCAAGAGATCTCGTAATGAAGCGTACACTCACCAACGGGAAGAGTCTCCAGTTCATCTATACTGGACGCACAAGTGCGGAATACCACACTCCCGGAAATAGCATACTAGGAAACACTGACGGAACTCCACCAGTAGCTGAAAAAACAATTACAGTGGACGATTTGCTCATTTCTAGTGCTTTCGTTTATGAGCTAGATGAAACACTAGCACACTATGAATTGAGAGGAGAAATTTCTAAGAAGATTGGATATGCTCTTGCACAAAAATATGATAGACTAATTTTCAGAGCTATCGCTAAAGGTGCTAGACAGGCTTCTCCTATTTCAAAAACTGGTTTCATCGAGCCGGGTGGTACACAAATCAGAGTTGGAGCAGGTTCTAACGCTGATGATGCACTTGATGATACAGAACTCGTAAAAGCATTTTATGAAGCTGCAGCAGCTTTAGATGAAAAAGGAGTATCTGATGATGGTCGGGTTGCCGTACTTAACCCTAGACAGTACTACAACCTTATAAAAGGAGCTGGTAGTAACGGTCTAATCAACAGAGACGTACAAGGTACAGCACTTCAGTCTGGTAACGGAGTAATTGAAATTGCAGGTATTCAAATCTACAAGTCAATGAACGCTCCATTCTTCTCTAAGTATGGTACAAAATTTGCACCTTCAAGTGGTGCATCAGCTGGAACTGACCTTGCTACAATAGATCCTGGAAATACAGGTTCATTCGTATCTGAAGGTATTGAAACAGCTAATACAGCTACAGGCAACAACTACGGAGCTCGTCAGAACTACGGTGCTGCCTCTAACTTTGCAAACACATGCGGACTAATCTTCCAAAGAGAAGCTGCAGGTGTTGTTGAAACAATCGGCCCACAGGTTCAAGTAACTTCTGGAGACGTTTCAGTGGTATACCAAGGCGATGTCATCCTAGGACGCATGGCTATGGGAGCAGATTATGTGAACCCAGCAGCTTGTGTAGAATTGTTCGCAGGAACATCTACAAAGCCAGCAGCTTTCTCATAATATATACATTTATACGGGGGCACTCGCCCCCCTTTTTTTATGGCACAAATATCTTACGGAGTGTCTACCGAACTAGATGCTGTCAACTCAATCCTGATGAGCGTTGGAGAAACCCCAGTTAATACATTAACAGTGCAGAGCCCCGAAGTGGCTATAGCACAAAAGACTCTAAGGCAAGTCTGCCGTGAGATACAAGCTGAAGGGTGGTCATACAACACAGAGAATGAGTACCCTATAGAGCTCGATACAAACAACCAGTGTATCGTTCCTAATAATGTTTTACAAATGGATCTTAATATCTTTCAACATGGAAAGGATTATGACGTTGTAAGACGTAGTGATAATGGAATATCCAAAGTGTATGATAGAAAAGGTCATACCTTTACTTTTGAAAATTGTAATAAATTATATTTTGATATGATATGGATGATAGATTTTGAAGATCTACCACAACCATTTAAAGACTATATAACCGCTAGAGCATCCAGAATCGCCTCTAACCGTATGGTGAACAATCCACAGTCATCTAGGTTACTTGAGGCAGATGAAGCCTCTCTAAGAGCCTTAGCACTAGAGTATGAGTGTAAGCAATCGGATCATAATATATTTAATGATTTCCAATATCAACAAGATGCTAACACAGTATACAGACCATTTAAAGTATTAAGAAGAATGTAATGGCACAAATTAATCAACGTATCCCAAACTTTCTAGGGGGTGTATCACAACAGCCAGATAAAATAAAATTTCCAGGACAGTTAAGGGTATGTGATAATGCCGTCCCAGACATAACATTTGGTCTTAAGAAACGTCCTCCTGCAGAGTTTGTAGGAACTTTATCTAATGCTAATACCTCTGGTCATTGGTATGAGATATTAAGAGATGGAGATGAAAAATATATTGTACAAATAACTCCTAGTCTTACAGGTAGTATGCCTATAAGAGTATGGGATCTAGCAGATGGTACTGAAAAATCTCTGACAAATTCAAGCGGAGATTCTTTATTTAGTTATTTAGCAGGAGCTACAGCACCATATTCTGTAACTACAATTCAAGACTATACACTTATAGCTAACCCAAACAAAACTGTAGCTAAATCTAGTGCTACTACAGCTGCCCCTATTTTAAACGGAGACTACTCTTATGCTAGGTTGGATACTATTGCTTACAATACTGAATACATTTTATATACTGGTTCAGCTCCCACACCCAATACTTACTTCAGGGTTACTTCTGTAAAAGTAGATGTCAGAGAACTTGTAAGTGAAATCACTGTAACTAATCAAGGTGATGGTTACACTGGAGGAGCACCAAGCGTTACTATTAGTGGTGGTGGAGGAACTGGAGCTACAGCTAAAGCTATTGTTGAAGATAACAAAGTTGTTAGATTTGAAGTAACTGATGCGGGAAGTGGTTATACGTCAGCTCCTACTCTTCAAGTTGGTGCACCAGCAACTGGTAGTAATACTGCTTCTGGTACAGTTGTTATAGGATCTGGAGCTACATGGAATAGTGGAAATGAAAATCAATCTCAATCTGGTAGTTTAACTTGGTCATTTTCTGGAGGATCTGCTGTAGATACAACAGGTGCTCAAGTTGGTGGATCTAATATTACAGAAAACATAGAGGGAACATTAACGGTAAATGGTACAAGTTATATTGCAAACAACATAGAAAACTTTGATGGAAGTGATTTTCTAGGATACACACAAAACTATGATGTTAGATACACAGCCACAGTTACATTGCAAGATGGAGGTCTAATTA